TTATTGAAGTGCAAAACTATAATACATTAGACTATACTGATGGAAATAAGAATATTCCTATGTTTGAATATCCTTCCACTAATCTATTACAAAATCCAAACAATTTTAATGCTGCTAGTTGGACTGGTACTGGTATTGTAAAATCAGCAGATGGTTCTACTGTGACTTTTCTAGGTCAAGTATATATACTCCAAGAATTATCAGGATTGGTTGCTGGAACTACATATAATATTTCATGGACTGCTAGAGCAACAGAAGCTGGTAAAGGAATTCAATTCTCCTACGAAACCAATACTACTGGTGGTTCTAATGCATTCTACAAATATACTGTTTTAGGACTAACTGATCATACATTTAACTTCACTTTTACATATGGTACTGGTGGTACTTATGGAAAGGTACTACTATATCAATTTTCTGGTGATAATCTACCTAGTAATAGAGTTACTGTATGTGTATCCAATGTGTCTCTAACTGTTGCTCAAAGTGAAACTTCTATTGGTGGATCTAGTAATAATCTTACAGTTGAACCAAATACTTCTACTGTTGATTCATCAAATGGATCAAATCCACACGATAATATACAACGTGAATGTGCCACAACAAACATGGTATTCAATCCAGAATTTACTTCTGGTCTTTCTGGATATACTTCTTCTCAGTGGCCTGTTGGTGTATTTGATCCTGCTGATGGGGTTTCATATGATGCTTCTATGCAATGTCTAAAGATTCAAAAAAGAGTTGGCACTAACAATCAAACATTTGCTACAACTACTGTCACTGGATTAACACCATATAGTACTTACATGTTCTCTGCTGATGTTCTATGTAGCAATGGGTATGCATGTATTGATACTCAAGCTGGTGGACTATCTATTGGGCCTTGGACTACTACATTCTGTAATGGTGCTATGTCAGGAACTTGGCAGAGAATTTCTTGTGCTGTTACTTTAGGAAATATAACTTTACTTGGATTAATAATTGGTGTTTATACCGCATTTACTTCTGATGCTTGGTTTAGACAAGTTCAATTCTATCCTGTAACTACAGAAACAACTGTAGCTATTGGGCCTGAATCTGCTTCTATACTTGAAGATGCTCAAGTTAATCTACTAAACAATCCAAGTATGCTTACAACTACTGGATGGTCTATTGCTGGTGGAACACAAATAGCATATCCATACTCACCACTTGGTAGTTTCCCTGCTGATATGACAGGATGTTTACAGATCACTGGTGATGTTAGTAACTGGATGGCATCTTCACAACAAAATAACTTGAATCTATCAACTCAGTATACTTACTCTGCATGGGTATTCATCCCATCTTCTGTTGGTGCTGGATTAGTATCTCTACAAACATGGTATATTAGTGGTGGATGGAATATGATATCACAACTTAATATTCCTGAAATGGATCAGTGGGTTCAAAAAAGTATAACATTCACAACAAACTCAATAAGTGCTGCTCATGTTACAAGTGTTATATTTGCTAGTGGAAACGGTAAATCAATCTATATCGCAAACTCAAGGCTAGAAACACTACAATATGAAAGTGAAAGTGAATCTGCTTGGAGTGCAAACTCTTTGATTGCAGAAAACACTGGAAGTAATATTGTTGGTGGTAATATGCTCACTGGTGCTGGTTATAGTTCTAGTGGAACTGATGCAACACACATTATTACTTACGGTTATGGTGGTGGAATCAGAGTTCAAGGTGATACAACAACTCCTGTTTTATCTTTAATTACTCCTGCACCAACTACAAGAGGTGCATGGTATGATGTGACAGTAGTATATACTGGAACACCTAGTTGTATGAAATATGACTGTTTGATAAATGGTCTACCAAGTAGTATTGGATTAGCAAATAGTGGTGTTACTCAAAGAATGCAAGCATGGGGTGCTGCATTTATTATGTATCGTAACATGGCAAACCTTGATACAACTATTACTAGTATATCAGTTGTTCCAGTTGCGTCAGATACATATTCTTATAGCACTTCTGATGTAGCATCAAATACTCAAGTAATACCATTTACTAGATCATCTACTGCATTTGATACTATGGGTAATTTGACTCAGATCAATCAACCTAGATTTACAAATAGAGTATTGAAAGCAGATGGTAGTTATTCTCAAGCTCTACTAATCGAAGATGCAACTGTAAACCAACTTACAAGTACTGACTTCCAAACTTGGGTTCCATACATAACTGGTGGAGCAACTGGAACAATCACTTATAGGAATGATCCTGTATATGGTAAAGTTGTTACTCTTACTAAGACTGATAATGGTGTTGGTAGATTTGGTATTAGTAAAGGTATTACAGGAATGTCAGGTAGTTTATACACTAGGTCTATGAGGGTAAGAGCTTTATCTACTACAGGTAGTGTTGCGCCTGGATATGTAGACTGTCAAGCTAATGCAGGTTGGATTTTTGCTAATCTTATTACTATAGGAAATATACCAGCACTATCATCATATCCATTGAATACTTGGTATCAACAAGTTAATAGTATCAATAATACTCCTGATACTTTGAGTGGAAATGGTGCTGCTTATATTTGGGTTGATTCTACTTCAGGTTCTTGTGAATTTGCACTACCTCAGATAGAACTTAAACCTTACGCTACTTCATTTATTAATGGAAGCAGATCAGTTGATTTATTTAAATCAACTACACTTCCATTGAATCCAATAAATGGTACTGTAGAATTCTGGTGGAATTGTCAACAACCATCTAATACAATAGTAAGTCAAGCTACATCACCTAAACTTTTACAGATCGGTGAATATTATCAGAACTCTTCTCTAAGTTTTTGGTGTTTCTCTAGTGGGGCAACACCTTCACTAATGCTTGATGTTAAAGGTCAGGTTAACTCAGTATGGTCAACCTCACAGACAGTTAGACCTGCTGGATGGTATACACCTAATACTTGGTATCATATGGCTGTTAAATGGGTTAATGGAACTACCTTTACTGCTTATGTTAACGGTGTTCCTTATGGGCCTTATGTTATAGCTGATGCTATGACTTCATTCAGTGGAAATCTTTTTGATATATCACACTACACATCAGGTGGAGCAATTAATTCACTATACAGTAACGTAAGAATATCAAACGTTGCTAGAAGTGACGCAGAAATACTTGCGGCATACAATAATCCAACAGTTGATCCAGTGTGTGACGCTAATACAATTGCTCTATACAAGTTTGATGATATTCCTAGAGCATTAGAAAACTTGATAGTATCAGGATCAGTTCTAAGTTCTGCTACTGAATCTGATCCAATGATTGAAACTTTAGATGTACGTGAAATGGGATACTCAGATTCTACTGAGATAGTATCTTCAATAGAATCAAATGTAGGGGATAAACCTACATTCAATAACATAACTGAAATTGCTACAAAGAACTATGTAAGTAATCCTACACCATTTGTAAATGGTACAAATTGGGGTTCAACAGTTGACTCCGCTCATGGTTACGTTTTAAACATAACAAGAGTGTTTGATGTTGTAACACAACAATGGGTAATTGATTTCAACTCTACTACATTAGGAACAGGTGGATGGATTGTAGCAGGGTATAATCTATCAGCAGATTTACCTGTTACTAAATTTGATACTAGTTCACAATACCGTATATCATTCGATGCAGCATATGTATCTGGTGGTCAATACCTAGCATGGTCTGTAAGAGATAGTAGTGGGCAAAATGCAATAATACCATTTCAATACGCAACACTGAATCCTACTTATACTACTTACAGTTTAGTATTCACACCGTCAGTAAGTGGTAATATACCTTGGTTGTATATGATAAATGCCGCATTTACTCCAAGTTCATCACCAGCATTAGGTGAGTTCAGAGTTACCAATGTTAAACTTGAAAGAATTGATGCATTTGAAACTTCATCAGTAGCAATAACAACAGTAGCACAAGTAGATGAAGCTTTAACTGCAATAGAAACAATGCTAGTAACTGAAGTTGGTGTTGCTTCTCTTCAAGAGACTGTTACTTCTATCGCAACAATCATTGCTGGTAATGTAACTTCATCAGCTATCTCTGAAATTATCTTCACTACTGACACATCACTAAGATTCAGATATGTAGATGGTCAGATGATTGAAGTTCTAAGTTCAGGTGATAGTGCTACTGTACCATACATAATTACTGGTGCAGTAATAACAGAACTTGCTAATGCAAAATTCAGATCAGTAGTTATCAGTCTACAAAGGATTCCACATGTTTCAAGAATATCATTTACAAATGGTAGAGTTGTTACTGAAAACTTTAAGACTGACAACATAGCATCTGTTGTGTTTCCTAGAGATGAAGACACTATCATTTCTGAGATATAAAGTTATTAGCTAAGATTGTTTCAATATCTTTCATTTGATTATATCGTATTCTTATGAGTTCAATACCATTTGTAATACAATACTCATTCTTGATCAAATCGTTTAGTTTAGTCATTTCAAATGACTTTTCATTCTTTACTTTATCTTTACTTCTTTTGTGTGGTTTGTAATGCTGTTCACCATCAAACTCTATACAGATATTATGTTCAGGAAGGTAGAAATCGAATGATAATGATCTTTTATTTTTACAACCATAAAATTTTTGTTGATGGTTGAATGATAGATCATTATCATTCAACCACTTTATAATTTTATTCTCACCTAATGATGATAAACATCTAGGGCAACCTTGCCCTTTCAAATGATTGTTAGGAGTCTGTTCAAACATCCCATGTTTTGAACATATAATTTTAACTTTCATAGTAGCTTTTACATACTCTACAACTGAATAGTTGTATATGTTGTTATGTCTATCCGAAGCAATCTCTATCCATTGCTCAGTTGTGTATCTGTTCATAGAACATTTTGGGCAACCTTTACTTTGATATAGAAATATAGCTGGTCTTATCTCTATAACACCATGTATACCACAAACTATTTTGACTTTGGTTAAGTTGTTCTTATAGTCAACTAATGTGTAATCATACTTGTAACCATAAACTTCAATTGCTTTTTGGATGAACGTTTCTGTAGTGAATGCTTTTGACATAAATTTGATTCTCCTAAATAGATGTGACAAGGACAGCAGTTTCTCCTAGCTGTTTCCACTTGATTGCGAGTCAGTGGATTACTTGTTCACTACTATTTATCAAAAATAAAAGGTGTATTTATGTATGCAAATTATAACAGCTATGGAACATCAGCCGCACAATATCCATACTTGTTGAATCAAACTTATCCTGCTTCAGGACAGAATGATTTTACAACTACTGATGGATTAGCTACAGAGTTTTATTATCTCTATGGAACTGATATGACTTTCCTTCCAAGAGAACTTTATAAAGAAGATACAACCTTTGGTGAATATCTTTCCTCTGTATTTGAGCGAGGATACCCTTTAAGGATGTTCTTAGAGGAAACTGAGGCATGGAGTGGCAATGGTGACATGTACTCCAAATTTGGCCTACAGGTGACTGATGAAGGTACTATGTTCATCAACAAGTCTTCCTTCATTGCACAAACAGAAAATGTATATCCTAAACAAGGTGACTTGATCTACGTCAACAAGTCAAACAAATTGTTTCAGATAAAACATATCGAAGATGAAATCCAACCAGCTTTCTATCTGCTAGGACAGAAAGCTGGTTTCAAATTCTCTTGTGGATTGTTTGCATACAACCATGAAGTTATTTCTCAATCTACTTCTGCTGGTATTCCAACAGCTATTCAGGCTCTTGATGCACTACTACTTGATCTTGAAGATAATTCAGTTACATTAGAGCAAAAAGAATTCAACCAGAACAACTCACCTATCATAACAAATGCTGTTCCTGTTATTGACAAGACTGAAGTTGATCCATTGATGGGATAAGAAATGAGCTTCTTCAATAACAATACAACTCAACTCGCTATTGTTTCTTTCATGGATTGGTTCTCTAAACTATCTATTGAAAAATACTCAACTGTATCTGTATCAGGTGATAGTGTCTTTGTTCAAAGAAAAGTAATTCCAGTTCCTTGTCAATGGGCAACCAGAGAGAAGTTCGTAGAAATTCTTAGAAGTTCTTCCTCTAGGAAAGCTATGAATCCTGAACTGAGAGACAAGAATCCTGTAGAAATGCAATGGGTTCTTCCTAGAATATCTGTTAACCAAACTGGTATGACTTATGATACTGCTAGACGTTTGGTTAAGACACAGAAAATTGATGATGTTAGTAACTCAAGAACTAGTAGATCATCAGTATATAGTCCTACTCCATACAATATTGATTTTGAAGTTTGTACTATATCCAGAAATATTGATGAGAACTTTCAGTTGATGGAACAAATCATTCCTTACT